CCTGGCAGCTGACTTCCAGGTGACAGTCCTCGCAGAATAGGAGAGCACTATGGCCCGTTTCGTGGCTACCGATTACGACATCACAATCAATGGGACTGACCTGTCGAGCAACATTGCTTCTGTCAGTCTGGACATGACAACGAACGAGGTCGAGACGACCAGCTTCGGCAACGGCGGATTCGTGTCGCGCATCGGCGGACTGAAAGACGCTTCGGTCACTCTGTCCTTCCATCAAGACTTCGGCGCTGCCAGCGTTCACCAAACGCTGTTCCCGTTGCACGGTCAGGAAGCCACTGTGGTCGTCAAGCCCACCTCCGGCGCTGTGTCAGCCACGAATCCGAGCTTTACTATGGTCGCTCTGTGCACCGAACTGAGTCCAGTCAGCGGTGCAGTGGGCGACTTGGCTACGCTTGAGGTGACCTGGCCTTTGGCATCCGGCTCCGGTGTCGTGGAAGGTACAGCCTAAGCTGACCTGTTAGGCTATCGCCATGAATATCAGCATGGCAATAACCTTCACGGATGGCGAGACGAAGACTGTCGTCGCTAAGGCTCGCGACATGGTCGCGTTCGAAGAGCACTTCGAGATGTCGATGGCTCGACTTGAGCAGCATATGAAGATGACTCATATGTTCTGGCTTGCTTGGCATGTGTGCAAGCGGACCGGCATCACGAAGGACGACTTTGAGAAGTGGCTTGACACTGTTGAGATGGTGGAGGCCTCCGACGGGGGAAAATAAAGGGGCTCGGCGATGACTCGATGCATTGGAAGATTGCTCTCATCGCTGTCGAGACTGGACTGAGCCCACGCGAACTTCTCGAGCTGTCTCCGCGGATGCTGTGGACGATTGAACGCTATCTGGTCAACAAGTATTCGCAACAGAACAGGAGACGCTCTCGCCGATAGAATGAGGCGTGGAGAGGACGTCGTGTGTTGCAACCCAGAATCTCGGTCGAGAATGTTGACTCGGTCGTCCGTGAGCTGAAACAGTTCGAGAACACTGCTGTCCGTGAGCTTCGTTCGGATTTGAAGCAGAAGCTTGGTCCGATTGCCGGTCAGATAGCTGGCGGGATTACACGTGAACCTCCGCTGCGGGGGATGAAGCATCGGGGGAAGACTCGGTGGCGTGGCGTGAACAAGCCGGTCGTGGAGTTCTCTCCGGGCCGTGGACGGTATGGCGGGAAGCGTCTGGTCAACATTCGCTTCACGGGTGGAGCGCGTGGCCTGGGCTTTGACTATGCGGAGCTCGCTGGAATCCGTCGTCGTCCTCCGAAGCCTATGTCGAAGCCGTATCAGCGCAGGGACCGTGACGGTGTGCAACAGCATCGACTCGCCGGTCAGGGTGATGCGTTCATCCAGGCGCTCGCTGAGCAGACTGGTAAGGGGCCGGGACGGTTCATGTTCTTGTCCGCGGTGAAGCGTCGTCCGGAGCTGATTCTGATTGCGGTGAAGTCTTTGAACGATGCTGCTGCGAAGGTGAATCGACGATTCCGGATGAAGGTGTAACGCATGGCAATCAATCTGAATATCGTCTCCAAGTTTGACCAGAAGGGCTTGAAGCGAGCGCAGGATGCGCTGAAGCGGTTCGCGAGTGGCGCGGTGAAAGCTGCGGGTGCTGCGGTTGCCGGTGTAGGGCTCATCGGTGTGCAGTCTGTTCGTTCGTTTGCGTCGTTCGACGCTCAGATGACGAAGTCGCTTGCCATCATGGGCGATGTCTCTGATGCGATGGAGACGGAGATGGCGAACGCTGCCCGTGAGGTGGCGAAGGCGACGACGTTCTCCGCGGACCAAGCTGCCGAGTCGTTCTTCTTCCTCGCGTCTGCTGGCTTGGATGCTGAGCAGGCTGTCGCTGCGATGCCACAGGTGGCGAAGTTTGCTCAGGCGGGCATGTTTGACATGGCGCTCGCGACTGACTTGGCGACTGACGCTCAATCTGCTCTGGGCTTGACGTCGGATGATGCTGCGCAGAACCTTGACAATCTGACGCGTGTGACTGACGTGTTCGTGAAGGCGAACACTTTGGCGAACACATCTGTTCAGCAGATATCTGAAGCTCTGACGAACAAGGCCGGTGCTGCCCTTCGTGTTGTCAATAAGGACGTGGAGGAAGGTGCTGCGGTTCTTGCCCTGTTCGCTGACCAGGGTGTGAAGGGTGCAGAGGCTGGCGAGAAGCTGAACGTTGTCCTCCGTGATGTTCCCCGTGCTGCTGCACGTAACGCTGACGGCTTCCGTGAACTGGGACTTGAGGTTCTGGATGCGGACGGCAATCTGCGAAACATGGCGGACATCGTCGATGAGTTCACTGACGTGCTCGGTCCGATGTCTGACGCTCAGGCTGCTGCCACGTTGGAGCAGTTAGGGCTGACTCGTTCTGTGGGTGACGCCATCAAGTTGCTGCTCGGTGGCGGGGATGCGATTCGTGAATATGAGGAAGCCCTTCGAAACGCAGGTGGTACGACCGAGGAAGTTTCAAACAATCAGCTGGACACGCTTTCAGCCAAGATGGAACTGCTTCGTTCCCGCATTGCCGATGTGGGCATCTCAATCGGAACATCGCTTGCTCCACTTGCCGATGACTTGGTCGAACAGCTGGGACCGGCAATCGACGGCCTCGAAGGTCCGCTCATTCGTCTGTTTGAGGAGCTTGCTCCGAAGATTGCCGAACTGATTGCGAACATCCCGGTCCTCATTGAGGCAATCATTCCGCTCATCGACCCGGTGGGCAACATTGTGTCTGCGTTCTCTGACTTGCTTGTCGTCGTCTTGCCTGCGTTGAAGATTCTCCTCGAAGAACTAGAGCCTGTGATTGACAGCTTCACTGGATTCCTCGCCGAGAACGGTGAAGTCGTCGGAGGCCTCATCGTCGCGTTCGCAATCTTCAGAACACTGCTTGCCATCACAAGCACAGCGCTCGGTGTGTTCGCCGGAGCTTCCGGCCTCGCTGCGGGAGCTTCGGGTGGCTTCTTCGCGACACTTGCCAAGAACCCGCTCGGAGCAATCATCGCGCTCGTCGTCGGAGGCTCGACCGCTCTTGTCGTATTCGGTAAGCAGGCAGTGAAGACTCAAGGAGACTTCTCTGGCGCGTTCCTCGGCATCTTAAAAGCAGCTGCACTCTTTCAGGACGGCATGATTGGCATGGTCAATCATGTCATCAATGCTGTTGAAGTGCTCATCAATGACTTCCTCGGCCTCATCAAGGTGCTCAGCGCCATCACCGAAGCAGCCGGTGGCGACCCGATTCCGATTCCAGAAGTCAAGTTCGCACGTCTGGAACCCGGCGGGGGAGGAATCAGACGTCTCATCACACAGCTGGAAGTGGAAGCTGGAATCATCGGCGGTTCGGGAACAGATGCAGGCCGTCAGATAGAGCTAAGCGGGGATGAGCTTCTGGCGATTACAGGTCCGCTGATGGATGCAGCGCGAGAGAATCAGGAACAGATTCGAGAGCTAGGACTTACTCAGAGCGGGACTCAGATTCCATTCCTACCTCGACAGGGTCCGACACAGCAGAACAACATCACCATCAACGCGGGCCTCGGCGTCAACGGCAACAGGCTCGCGGAAGACGTTGTCGGACTTCTCGAACAGTATGACCGGCAAGCTGGACCAGTGTTCGAGCGTGCCGGATGAGCCTCACAGTTGAACTAGGAGCCATTGGAGGCTTCACTCTCGACGACCCTGAAAAGGGTGTGCTGGATAACATCACCTACCGTCTGGAAGGTGTGCTGTTCTCGGATGTGACGGCCTTCGCGAAGGAGGTGGCAATCTCGCGGGGTAAGAACCGTGACTTGCAACGCTTCCAAGCGGGACGTGTGCAGATGTCTTTAAAGAATCAGAACCGAGAGTTTGACCCGCTGTTCCCGTCTGCTCAGTTTGCAGAGAATCTGAAGCCTCGCCTCCCGGTCCGCATCTCCTATTCGGGAGAGCGTATCTTCACGGGCATCATCGAAGACTGGAACTATTCGTTCGACGTGTCTGGCGAATCTATTGCGGACATCGTCGCTGTGGATGAACTGTCTCTGCTGGCGCAGCAGGAACTGTCAACTGGTACAGCTATCCCGCAGACGTCCGGAGAGCGCGTTTCAGCCATCCTCGACCTTGAGGAGGTCAACTGGCCTGCCGGTGAACGGGACATTGACACAGGCGTGTCTGAGCTCGGTGCGGACGTGTTTGACGGGAATGTGCTGCGCTACTTGCAGAAGGTGGAAGCATCAGAGCAAGGTCAACTGTTCGTGAACCGTTCAGGTGACTTGCAGTTCCGCAGTCGACTCGACGCGACACCTACGTCTGATTCGTTCTTGACGCTTGCCGATGACGGCACAGGCATCCCCTACACGAAGGTCGACGTGAACTATGGGACAGAGCTTCTCTACAATCGGGCAACCGTGTCCGGTCCTCCCGGTTCAGTCACACGTAACAATCTGTCTTCTCAGACAACATATGGAATCACCGAATACGACTTCGACACTTTGGTCAACACGCTGACTCAACTGGCGAACCTGTCGGACTTCATCGTGTCGAAGTATGCAGAGCCGGAGCTCCGGTTCGAAGCATTGCAGGTCAGTTTCGATGGTGTGACGACGGCGCAGCGGAATGACTTGACAGCGTTGGAACTGGGCGATGTGATGCTGGTCAAGTTCACTCCTAACGGGGTGGGCGTGGCGGACCCGATTGAACAATACGGGCAAGTGATTCGCATCGACCATGACATTCGTGTGGACGCTCACGACATGATTATTGGGCTGGCGTCGTTGGAGTGGAACTTCCTCGTCCTGGATGACGCGGAGTTCGGTAAACTGAACAGCGGACATCTCGCGTTCTAGGGAGTAAACAGTGGCGAATCCAGCAGGCTATCGGACATTCTCAGCCGGAGAGGTGCTCACGGCTTCTAACGTTCAGACGTACCTTCAGGACCAGGTAATCGGCGTCTACGCCAATGCTGCTGCTGCAGGCTCCGCGTTAACATCTCCCGCAGAAGGCCAGTTCAGGTTCCTCCTGGACACCGATAGCTTCCAGTATTACGACGGCGCTGCTTGGCAGGCTGCTGGCGGAGGCGCTGCAGGATTCGAGAACAACTTCTTACTCATGGGAGGCTAAGGAAAGACAATGGCTACTTCTTACAAGACGCTCGCTCAGGCGCATCTGACGACTACGTCTGACACGGACATTCTGACTGTTGCTGCGAACAAGGAGGTCATCATCTCGACGATGGTGATTGCGAACATCACATCGACGGCGACGACGTTCAACGTGGCGTTCAGGACAGACGGGGACACTCTCGCAGACAAGCACTACATCGCGAAGGAAGTGCCCATTGCAGCGAATGACTCGACCACGTTGACTCTGGGCATGGCGCTCGAAGCCACTGATGTCGTGACGGTTGCAGCCGGGACAGGTAACGCGTTATCGTTTAACCTGTTCGGTGCTGAAATCG